TTGGGCTTATATCTGACATATCTACTATTCTACCACATAAGAAAATACCCTGCCAAGTTAATGACAGGGCATCTTACTTATTTAGTTTTTATCTGGAATCTTGATTTCACAGTAATCGGTGGTGCAATAGGCTTCGCCTTGTGCTTCCAGACTGTCCACTCCATCATAAATAGCAGAGAAATCAATCTTTGCTATTCTACCAATGTAGTAGTCATATTCATCTTCTGTAATTTCTGTATATGGCTGTTGTGGGTAAACATCATTGCCCATTGACAAGAATGATACCGCCTTCAACTGACCTTCATACATATTTAGAACAGATGTGATGTGTTGTGTTTCCTTTTCCTTGTCAAACGACAGGGTTACAGAAACTCCGTTGTCTGACCAATACTTCTGAGCAGTAGCAGCAAGTGCTGTTTTCTCAAATAGAGTAACGTCCTTTTCTGCTCTCTTGTGTCCAGATGCAATTGGGAAATAGACTACGGAAGTATTTGCTGATACTAGGTCTGCTTCAATCTTATACCCTGCCGCTTTAAACAAATGTAACATTGGGTCTGTATTTCCAAAACGAATTGCTCTTAGATAGAACTTTCCACCTGGACCCCAGTGAACACCAGGGGTAGCACCAGAAAGAATTGAAACAGAGCCAGATGGCTTAACTGTAGTTACACGAATAGATTCACGAACACATAGCCATTCTGAATATTTGTTGTCATAATAACGAATCTTGTTATAACCTTCATCCATCCAATTACGAACAGTTGGAAGACCATGCTCATCAGCAAATGATGCAATACCAGTTAGAGATGTTCCGATTCTACGGTTTCTCTGCATGATACCGTTGGTCTGTTGCCAGTGTGTAGGAAGAAGTGTTACAGTCTTTCCATACAGATAGGCGAACTTTAGTGTACGCAAAAAATCTTCCTTGGAATCGTGACGATTTAGGTGAACCTCTACAAGCGTACATAGTTCATATGATTCTAATGGCTGTTCTGCACATGGATTGAATCCCATAACACGGAAATCTTTTCCATCTGGAGCATCAGCCAAGCGACCATAGTTTCTAGCAACATCTAGCCAGATAAATCCTGGCTCTCCATTGTCAGCAATTCGGTCAACATATTTTGAGTAATCCATGCCAACAGTTGCAGAAACTGAATTATTTGACATCCAAGCCCATCCTGGATTCTCTGGGTCGTAAGAGTTACGTTCAGGGAATACTTCTGGATTCTTTAGGTTTAGAAAGTCATCGTCTCCTTCTGCACCCAAAGCAAGGGTAGCAGAACGTCTGACGTTACCAGATACCACACAAGTACCAATAAGGTTAACTAAGTCAACAATGGCACGAGCATCTAGTGTATCTCCTGCTCTAGAACCTAGAACATGAGAAATTCTTTCATGTAGTTTGATTAATGGTGCAGGACCAGAGGCTACGCCACCAAATCCTTTGATTGGAGCACCTTCTGGGCGAACCTCAGAATAGTCAAACTTTTGAATGCTTTGGTTTGAACGAAGATATGAGTTGATTAACAATCGTGTTGCTTCTACCCAACCTTCACGAGTATCTGGAATTACATAAGTAACTTCTGGTTCTGATGGTGCATAGATAGCAAAGTTCTTATCTTTTCCAAGGGTATCAAAGCCAACTCCAATGCCCAGCATAAGAGCATCCATTACCCAAGCAAACAACTGACCTGGGTCATTTTTGTCTAGGTCTTTTGTAGATACCATAGCACAATTCTGCAATGCCGCTGAATTACGTTTTTCCATTGTTAGTGGTGTACCAAATGTCCACATTCCACGACCTGGAGGTGTCCACTTTAAAGTAAACATACGGTCAAATGCTTCTTGAGCAGACTTCTGTGCTTTATAGTCATTCCATGGGAGACGATTCTCCTTTGCATGGTTTTTCTGGACAGAATACATACCTTCAATAACTCTGCGTACAACTTCGTACCAGCGTTCTTTGGTTCCATCTTCTTTGACTCGTGAGTAGGTGCGAACAAAGGTAATTTCACCTAGTGCGTTGCCACCTGCATCCACGAATCCAAAGGGTGATTCCAACGATTTATATTTTTCTACAAAATCTGTTGGTAGGGTAAAAGAAAAAAATTCCGACATAGTGTTTCCACCTTTCCATAACTGTGATGTATAAAGTATACCACAGTTTTAAAAAATAGCAAACACTATATCGAAATTTAATAAATTATTCTGGAACTACTTCAGAAACTGGAAGTGTTTCCAGTTCTGCAAGGTAAGTCTCAATAGCAACAGAAAGAAGATTAATATTCTTATTTGCTTCTGCCAGACTGTTTGCAGTTTCCTCTACATTATCTGATGTAGCATTTTTCTCAATAATTACTTTATTAAGTTCATGCTGGTATCCCTGAACAGCAAACTGTTGTACCTGCTGATTAAGAACACCTCGTAGTTGGTCTGTTGTTAGAACAGATTTAAAATCAAATGACATGATTTTCCTTTCGGTTAGTGTATATAAATTATAGCACAGATATGTACTTTTTGGTTAATTCGTGGTATAATTGATATGAACACCCTTCAAAAAGGTGTTTTTCCGTTAAGGAGGAAAATATGAATAATTTAAAAATCAAAAGATTACTCGCCACAGGAATTTTAAGTTTGACTCTGACTGGTTGCGTTACCCCTCAAGCCAGTGCTGCTGAAATGCCTAATAACAATGTTGTTACAAAGCAACATGATTTTACAACTGATTTAGTTCACACTGCTAAATTAAATGACAATACTTACAAAATGAAAAAAACATTAATGAAAATATTTCATCGTGTAAACAAAACTCCATATGTTTTTAGTGGTTCTACACCTTATGGTTGGGACTGTTCTGGAATGGTTGTTTGGATGTATAAACAATTTGGAATTACCTTGCCACATTCTGCAAATAAACAAGGTCATTTAGGAAAAAGAGTTTCTATTCCTAAACTTGGAGATATAGTTGTATTTGCATATAGTGGTTCTACCAATTTCTATCATTCTGGTATTTACATTGGTAAGGGCAAAATAGTAAATTCTAATGTTTATTATGGAACTACAGTTATTGAACCATTAAGTGATTACAAGAATAGTCAAATAAGATTTGTAAGAATTGTTCCAACAATTTAGTTTGCATTCATAATTACCCAGTTAGTTCCATTAGAAACTAATTGAGCAAATTTACCTGCACCAGAAAGTATTGCAGTTCCTGCTGTAGTAGAAGTAAGTGGTTGAACACCTAGGTTGCTAGTAGAAGAAGAGGAAGATACTGCAAAAGCAGCAATTTGTTTTACCCAAACAACTTTTCCTGGGTAAGTTGCCGCTGAAAGCATTGTTACTGTACAAGCCGCTGTAGTATTAAAAACTAAAACAGTATCATTAACGCCCATTGTATATGTTGTTCCAGTAATTGTTGATGTTGATGGAGTTGCAACGCTAAGTCCAGTAGTTAATTTTGTAGTTCCAGTAGCACCAGATGTTGCTGAACCTAATGAAATATTTGTAATACTTCCAGAGGCTCCACCAGTTCCAATATTTACAACTTTTGTATTTGAACTTGTTGTAGCAGCATTATTAATATATACGGTATTTCCAGTTATTTGCGTTGAGCCAACTGTAACGGTTCCAGAAGCACCTCCAACATTTACAGTTCCAGCAATTGATGTTATAGAAGAAGCAGTTCCAATATTTATATTTGGTGTAACTGCACCAGAAGAAAGTGATAAAGTACCAATATTTACTGTTCCTGCAGTTGAATTAAAAGAATCTCCACCGTCAATATAAACGCTTCCACCAAGATTTGCTGTCCCAGTCGCTCTTCCACCAGAAATAAATACAGGTCCAGCATATGCACCAGCAGTACTGTTTGAATTATCCATACCTGCAATACTTACACCACCATATTTAAAATCAGGATTTGATATATTTGCACTACTAGTAGTAAGGGTACCACCAATATATATATGCCCATATAAACTTGAAGAACCATAAGCGGCAATATTTAGATTTCCAGTAGTGTTTCCGCTTGCACCAATAATTTGATTTATATCAGCAAGGTTTGCATTAACCGTATTAGCGGATACTGTGGTTTGATAACTACCAACATAGCCCAAACTACCACTACCACCTGAAGATACTGCCCATTTTGGAGCATTTAGAGAAGTATCATAAGTTAATACCCAACCATTATTTGTAGTTGGACCAAGTGCCGCTGGCACACCAGATGCTCCACCATAAATAATGCTTCCAGCAAGTGTCATTGGGTTTGCAATCAAAGTTCCAACGGTTGCAGGAAAAGTAATATTTCCAGTAACACCTTGAACAAGTGTAGTATTACCAACTTTAAAAGAACCGCTGGTTGTGTTAACTGTACCATTCAAGGTTATTGTTGGGGTAGTTCCATTGGTTGTTCCAATATTAATTGTAGTTGTTGAACCTGTGCTACCATTAGTTCCAATATTGATAGTTTTTATTCCAGATGTAGTTGAACCTGTTAATATATTTATTGTTCCAGAACTTCCGACAGCAGTTCCGCCTAATTGAATTGTTCCTGTTCCAGAACCACCTAAAATAATTGAGCCAGTTGTAAATGATGAACCACCAATATTAATTGTTCCTGTGCTTGTATTGCTAAATAATGTTTGTGTTGTACCTGTTGCGGAAGCAGCATTTATAACATCAATTGTTGGTGATGTGGCAAGAACTACGTTACCAGTACCAGTGTAAGTACTAAAATCTGTTAGACCTGCTTCCCAAGAAGCGGCGGTAGTTCCTGAATTAAGAATACATGTAACCATTGCAGTGGTTCCAGGAGGAACCGTAATAACAAGGTTTCCTCCAGAAGAGTTAACTGTTAAATCACCAGTTGGAGTATTATTATTTACAATATGGAAAGTCCAGCCCTGAGCCAATGTACTTGTTGCTGGAAGTGTAACTGTTTGTGCGGTGCTTCCTGTAAATTGCTGATAATAAGAACTTGTATTTGACAATGGGTATGTTGTTCCAGATGTTACTGTTGAGGTATACCCCATCAGGTGTGCCATTGTTCTGTTTGGGTTAGTTACTGATATGGTTCCATTTAATGTTGTTGTACCGCTAGTATTTCCAAGAGCAAGCGAAGTAGAAGCATTAGCACCAAGAATTAAGGCTGCTCCTGTTCCAGAAGCAATATCAGTATTACCTATTTTTAAAGTTTTTCCAGCAGCAATGTTCCAGTTTTCTGAAGTGGTCCAGTTTGCGTTTGTTGAATCCCAAATGATAGTTTTGTCTACATCCAAACCTGCCGCAAGTCTTATTCCTCCACCATTTGCGGTAGTGTTTGATGGAGAAGCAACGTTTCCAATAACAATTTCTTTATCTTCAACCAGAAGGTTTGTTACATCTAGAGTTGTGGTAGTTCCACTTACAGTTAGGTCTCCAGTGATTGTTACGCTACCTGCCAAAGTTGGGTTTCCAGTAAACAGTGTATAGAGAGCACCATAGATACCAGTTGAATTGCTAAGTGTTCCATCAGAGGTACCATAATATAACTGCTTCATTGCAGTTTGAATATTTGCGGTGTCTGTTAATTCTGGCATCAATGTAGCGAGTACAGTTGAGCCTGTGCCTAAAGTAGCCATAACCTAATTATAGCACGTCTTCATCTTTAAAAATCTTAAAATTCTGAGCAATCATAGACTCTATATTGAGTTTAATCTTTTTACTCTCATAATTTTTAGACCATTTAAATAATTTTTTGTTTTTGTTGGATGCATAAAGCATGTTGTCTGGAAGTTTACCCCAAGCATATTCCCCATAATTGTGGTCATACGCTAACTCTTTAATGGATAAAGCCTTTTTACATGCTTTTTCACATTTACGCCATTGTTCTCTTTTAAAATAATACATAGCCAAACTAACATAACCTTCTCGTCTTTCTGGACAAATGGCTATTGATTTTTTCAAATAATCTTTAGATTTATCTTTATGTAAAAATGCTAAAATAATTTGAGTTTGTGCTTTATCATAAAGATTTGTATCTTTTAAAATCATTTTTGAATATTTTTCATATTCAATTTTAGAATTTTCAAAATCTCCAATTTCAAATAAACTTTTTGCATAGTAAAGTTGATATCTATCGCTATCTGGGTTTTCTAAAAGCGTATCTTTTACCAAATTATTATATGATGACCTATTTTTTTCGTAGTCTGGTTTATGATGAATTTCTATTTCACAAAATTCTATTTCATGTTTTATATTTCTATCTGGTAGTGGTAATTCGTGAACAATATATGTCCAACGATATCCATGCCTTGCATGAATTTTGTTAGTTATAAAACTTGTTTTTGGATGAATTTGAGTTTCTATATCTCTCCAACTATGAACATATTTATATGATATGTTTGTTCCAGTTGTTTTTTGTAAATGTTCCCTCCAACCTTCTACAAGAATTTCGTCCATATCTAATGGAATACATATATCAATATCGTTTGGCAAATACGCAAGTGCAGCATTTCTTGCATCATCAAAACGCCAAGGGTTGATTGAAATGTCAACTACTTTAATACCAAGTTTTTTAGCAATACGTTTAGTTTTATCAGTAGAACCTGTGTCTGCAATTAACAAATAATCGGCATCTTTAGCAGATTCGTACCAACGTTCTACAAATTTTTCTTCATTTAAAGCAATTGTATATACAGCAATCTTCATTTATTCTTTTCCTTTGCACTCTCATATAATTCTAGCATAGGTTGTCCCCAAGCATCATTATCTTTAAGAATATCAACTGTGATTTCTGTAATTTTTAATGCTCGTTCACACCAATCTAAACATTCTTCCCATCGTTCTTGCTCTGCATACCATTTTGCAATATAGTAATATGGCTCACGTCTATTTGGAACCTCACTTAAACAACATAAAATATATTCACCAAATTTTTCAGGTATTAGTTTAGAAAGAATCCTATATACATGTGCAGAATCAACATTATTAAAACCTGGGACTTTTAACATTTTAAGGTAATACTCTTCGGCTTCTTCAAATCTTTTCAGCATCACAAGAGCATCTGTATAGTATTTATAGTATCTTGTAATTTCTGGATTTTCGTCTAAAGCATCTTTTAACAAATCTATGTAATAGTCATTTCTTGATTTATCTAAATCTGGTAAATGGGTAACTTCAATATTTTGAGCAAATTCTATATCTGGTATTAATCTATCGTGAAGAATTGCTTCGTGAACTAAATACTTCCAAATATAACCATGACGAGAATGTATTTTGTTTGCAACCATGCTTTTGCCTTGACCAGAATTATCCCAAACATATGTTATTTGATTACCACTTGTTTTTTCAAGTTCTTTACGCCATCCTTCAGAAATAACTTCATCCATATCAAGAGATACGCACATGTCTATGTCATCTGGCAATAGGGCTAGGGCTGTATTTCTGGCGGTATCAAATCTCCAAGGTTTAATTGAAATATTAAATACATTAATACCAAGCGACTTAGCAATCTCCACGGTATGGTCAGTAGAACCAGTATCAGCAATAAGAATATAGTCAGCGTCTTTTACGGAGTTATACCAACGTTCAACGTGTTTTTCTTCATTAAGTGCAATTGTGTAAACTGCGATTTTCATACCTTGAAATCCTTTGTTAGATATTTATTATAACAGATTAATAACATAACTTATTATTAATTATGATATTCCAATTGCTGATACTGTTCCATTACCTATCAATGTTGCTTTAAAATATACTGAGCCAATAGGAAAAATCCAAGTATTATCTGAGTTACTTGCATTCATTGAGATTGATGGATAAAGTTTTGCTGTTCCAGTTCCAGTAACTCTAACAACACCTTTTGATTTTACAAAATAATATACAGACCCTGCGGTTAATGCTGTTAATGACCTAGTTGTTGTTGTTCCAGTTGTTGTTAATGAAGTTGAAGCAGTATAACTAATTGTATTAGAACCTGCTTCTACAAAATGATTATATGATAAAGAAGGTGAAAGTGTTAAGGTGGTTAATGTAAAGCCAAATAGTGGTGTTTGAGAACCAGAAAATCCATATGAACCAGAAAATCTAAGTATTAGTTCGTATGCATAAGTCGCTCCAGCGGTAACTGTTAATCCAACAGAACCGCCACCAAGAATACTTTGAGCATTTGCAGAAGCAGAAAAATCTAAACTAAATTGCGAAGTATTGTTATAATAATATGATGATGCCTGTTCTGCTGTAGCACCTGTTACTCCTTGGATACCCTGTGGACCAGTAGCACCTGCTGGAATACCAAAGTTAAAAATTGCTGCTGAACTAGTGTTTGAGTTAGTTACAGTTGGAGTTGCACCTGCTGCCAACCCAGTTACAGTTCCTACCGCAATAGTTGCGGCTGAACCAGTAGCACCATTATTGACTGTGAATGTTGATGTTGTCGAATCAGAATAGGTAATTGTGTATGTATCAACTAAGCCAGCAGTATTAGTTTTAGAAATTGTAGATACTGCACGCCCATTAGTTCCATTAGTACCGTTAACTACATTAAAAGTGGAAGTTGAAGCATCGGAGTAAGTTATTGTATAGGTATCGGTAGAACCTGCAAGCCCAGTACCAGAAGTTCTATCGATAGATGTAATACCACGACCAGTAGCACCATTAGAACCATTGTATACACTAAAAGTAGTTGTAGAACCACTCGTATAAGTAATAGTAAATGTATCTGTCGTTCCTGGAGTACCATTACCAGAAGTTCTAGATATAGATAAAACTCCATTACCAGTTAAACCAGTATCACCTTTTAGACCAGTATCGCCTTTTAAACCAGTATCACCTTTTAGACCAGTATCACCTTTTAGACCAGTATCGCCTTTTAGACCTTGTAGACCAGTATCGCCTTTAAGACCTTGAATGCCTTGTGTTCCTTGTGGTCCACCAAAATTAAGTACAGCAATTTTAGAAGACTCTGTTGTGGTTGTTACTTTGATTTGGGAAGATTGAGTGGTATTAGGAATAATTTTAAATGTTCCTTGAGGTCTGTCAAAATTGAGAACAGCAATCTTAGAAGACTCTGTTATGGTAGTTACTTTAACTTGAGAAGATTGGGTGGTATCAGGGATAATTTTAAATGTTGTCATTAAAGAGTGCTCCCAGTAATGTCAGAGCGAACTATTATAGTTCCGACAATAGGAGTCCACTTCTTGCTAGAGATTGTTACCTGTAAATCAAATATGAGTTCAGCGACAATGTTAGCACTCCCTGTTCCCCATCCTGCAGTCATGGAAGATGCTGCACTTACTGTTACATATCCTGTTTCAGCAGTTGTGGTCAAAGTATATTTTGTAGATGTCTTAGGGTCATAGGCACTTGCAAGATATGTCCATCCTGTGGTATCCTTAAGAGTAACACCATCGTCTTCGTACCATTCAAACTTGGCAGAGATATCGTCTCCACGGACTATAGTCCATTTAACGTTTTGAGGTTCGGCACCTATTGAAATTACAGAATCAGAGCATGATGAACAAGACATATAAACATTATACACTATAAATAAAGAACCAGTGCCTGATGTGGGTATGAGAGAGAGTATCAGACACTGGCTCTATATGATAAATTATATCATTATTAAGGGTTTCTGTGTTTTGGTTTGACAAATCTTAAAAAGTATGCTACCCTCTTATCTATAGAGATAAGGGCTATATATTATATATTTATATATTAGTATATATTATAGTTTATATATATTATA